CGCCTGTGCGCCGGTAGAACGCAGATAGCGGCAGATCGTTACCGCATTTGCTGCATCGCTTGGTTTCCATGAAGCCTCCTGAGCAAGTGGCTTCATTATACCAGCGCCTGCGAAAAGAGCCAGCTCATTCATTTACCTGCCTTAATCGTAAAATTCCTACCAGCCTTCAATGCAATCTGTCTAGCCTTACTGCCACCAATGCTTGCGCTTTGCTTCAACGGTAGCTTTACGCCCTGCTTATCCAGCTTTTTCATGGTGTAGAAACTTGTGCCTACGCCTTTCATCAACTCAGCGCGTGAGCAATATGGATTAGCCTTCATGAAGGTTTCTATGCGTTGGATCAGGTCAGTCACTTACGGCCTCGTTTTTTGATGATTGCAAAGGCTCGTTGCTTAACGGCATCGGCGTATTGATCACCGTATTCGCGTCGCCAAAAATCAATGCAGCGTCGTTGGTATTCTTTGGTGAAGCTGTTTGCAACAAACTCTGCAGCATCTTCAACTGGTAGGCGTGGCGGTTCATTCATGCGGCTTTCTTGTGTAGCTTTGTTTTAATCTCAGCCATCTTCTGGCGTGATTTTTCAAGCTGTTCTGGTGTTAAATCTTTGTTCGTGATGAACTTCATTTCACCTACTAGCGCATGCAAAGGACTATCCTTTGGCGCTGGCAGCAATGACTGCGCATGATCATTGGTTAATCGACCTAGTTGAACTGCATGCTTTAATGCGGCTTCACGACCATCAGGCAAGGTGCCAAGACTTGGGAACCACTTAACCGCAACACCTGCGACTTTGTTTTGCGCAACAATGCGGGTGTAGGCTTCTTTGAAAGTCATTCGCGCACCAATCATGTCGCCTATATCGATCAGTGGTTGTGCAATACGCATAGCCTCGGCAATCTCAGTGGTAATGACTGCGCTACTCAGTTCGTCATGTGGGTAAAGCGCCCAAGCTTCTTCGGCACCAACACGACCATCAGGCTCATTAGCTTCAATCGCTTCAATGATGTTCGCAGGCACAATGCTGAATTTATTTTCTTTGCTACCAACAAAGCGATTAAATCCGGCGCGTACTTGCTCAATGCTGAATCGTTGCAATGCACCCCACCATAGTCGAAGCACATCAGCATCAGGTTCAACTCGGTAAGTTTTCAAAGTTGCGCTAACGATAGCGGCAAATTCTTTTTTGTCTGTATCAAGCATTGATGACCTCGCCTTCTACGGTTTTTTCAGATTGAGTTTCATTGAGGAATTCTTGAACGGCTTTGTTAGTGTTCTCGATCCGTTGCTGGCCAGATGATTTGAATTGAATAATGTCCGCAGATTTGGTAGTTCTTACCCAATTTCTCCATGCAGCAAGCCAATCTGATTTTTTGCCATTACGCTGATTCGCATTAGCCAACCAATGGTCTTTGAACTTCTCTGCAATCTTTCTAACAACATCAGCAGTTAATTCAGGTCTTTCACCTAAAGCCCATTCACCCCATGCTTTTGGCAAAACCCAACTTTCAGGCAATGCAGTACCTTTTGGTGGGCGCACATTTTTTTTGTGCGCACCAATATCAGGAATCAGTGAATCAGTGTTAAGGGAATCAGGAATCAGTGAATCAGCAGGATTGTCACCGTTAGTTTTAGGTTCTTTAACGGTTAACTTGCAACTGTCTGAATATGATGGATAAATTGAAGGTTTTTCCGTGTGGTGTGGGTTCTGGTGTTCTTTGAACTTTGCGACCTGAATGTACTTAACACCATTAACCTCGTATCTATGTATGAGGCCAAACGTGACCAACTCAGTTAAATAACGGTTAACTTCTAAGCCTTCACGGTAAGGGAAAATTTCAGCCTTAATTCTCAGTGGTCGATCTTCAAGAATTCCATTCTTATCAGCAAGCGTCCAAAGACCAACAAACAACAATCCAACAAATGGATCAGAAGTTCCTAAGTCCTCGTTCTTGAAGAATCCAGGTTTGATGTTTCTTGATCTAGCCATGTAAACACCTTTGGTGAGCACCCAAATCAAGGTCAGAGTTCCCGTGAAAGATGGCAAGCCGCCTAGATGGGGTCTTAAAATGGATGCTCACTAAAATTGTCATAATTAAAACTTTCACCTTCGGTCTCTGACGACCATGAATTTAGATTATATGTGGGCTAACGCACAAACACAACGCCTAAATCGTTTTAAATTTACGATAGGGCTAATGTTTGCCAGCATTTGCAAAACTTAAAACAAAGCCTTCTGATCTGGCGTTAATTGCAACGCTTCAACCAGCTTATTAGATATAGGGCAACGAATAGAACCGATGACTTGCACGACTTCTGCATCCAGTAATTCATTGATTCTGCCAGCTACGGAACTGGTTTCCATATCCGTTAATCTGGATATTTGCTTGCGTGTGTAAACTTGTCCAGGCTGCATGACTGAAATAATCTTGCGCTGGCATTCACCCATGATGTGGGCTTTGAGGTTGTCGTAAGAAGCTAAAGATGAATCTGTGACATTGGTTTTCATGCTACCCCCTCGCGTTATCAGTTGATTCATGCTCGTCATTCTCTTCAAGCGTAGCGACTAAATAACATCCGCCGCAAATGCAAACCAGCAAGATAATGCCGATTGCTTTTAAGATGGTGTCTAGTTCAATGCCGAATATCATGATTTTCCCCGAATGTAATCAACAAAATTATCCCAATGTGACCATACTAAAATAGCCATCACAGAGATTAATACAGCAATAGAAGCAATGCCAAAGATAACGGCTAGGTAGTCGATCATGATTTATTCTCCGGCATCACATAATGCCTAAACAGTTTAGGATGTTTTAGCACCCATTTAGGCGGTATCGCATTACGCAGCTCCCAGCGATATACGCGCCTAGTTCCCTTCGGATTCTCTAAGCCTAACTTTTGAGCAAGCCTAGCGCATCCACCATGATGTTTGATAATTTCTTGTGCGTTCATGACATGCAGTATATATTACAAGTTGGATAACGCTATTTAATAATAACTATCGTAATTTTAATATTGATAGATAAATACAATTATACATCTTGTCAGCAAAACGGATAATAGCTACATCAACAATTAATTAGTTTCATTAGATACGCGCCAGTCGGTTACTGGCCTCCTCCCCTCGCTCAGGGGCGATTGCATCAATCCCGAGCATTTTTTTGGAGAATGAAATGAACAGTCCAGACGCAGTTGCAGTATTAAAAGCGATAACTAATCGCCGCCGTATGCCTCAACGTGGTTTCTGGATAACCGTTAATGTGATTGATGACAACGATGACGAGATAAAGCTTGAATGCTTGGTTGACGTAGAAGAAGAACGCGACCCATACGGCACAGGTGACAGCCCAACGATGTATGACGTAGAGATTATTAAGTGTGAAGCAAACGGTGAAGATATTGATTGGGATGACTTTGAAACGCAGATCAATGACGCTGCTATTGAAGAATATAAAGGGTAAAAGGAATATTAAAAATGGGAAAAGACTGCTCACTTCAATATGCATCAAGTAGAAAAATTTTTAATGATACTGGCCTAATTACAAAAAATGAGGCGATTAAATTATTTAACAGTCTTTTGCCAGAATTTTCTAAACGCGTGAATGAAGGGGATGATGTGGAAATTTGCATCTGGAAAGACATGAAATCCAACACCGATTACCACAAAACGCTAGTTCACATTCATTCAAATGATTGTGTTTTTAAAAATGGAACGCTTTATGAATTAAAACCAGTAATTCCTTTGTTGTCAGAAGAATATAAGGGGTAATAATGACTAACTGGAAACCACCACAAGAGAACAAAAAACTTACAGCCACGGATATTGTTGGCATCGTAGCGCTAGTGCGCCCTCATTACAGCCGAATAGTCGGCTGTAATGAAAACTTGCATGAAGTCATGCTAGAAGCGATTGAACACGGTGCATACGTTTGGGCGAATCCAGCCAAGCAACGTACTTGCATCAATACGTCCATGCCGAACAGCAAGGGTTGGATGAAAGTGCATGGCACTTACACGATGCCACCTTTGGATGCCGCATGAACATCCAGCAACGACTAAACAAGCAAAAGAAGTCACGCGCTGAAATGTGTGATTGTTCTGCTTATCCATTTGGTCATCGCATGGGTGGCGGCAAGTGCGGTCGTGAACATCGCCAACCAAACATCACAACAGTTTCTTATCACCATAGTCGCCAAGCATGGATTGATGCTGGCGTAAGTGAAAAGGATTTCGGATGACACGCAATCTTATTGTCGGGCTTTGCTTCTTCATCGCCTTTGTGCTGGTTGCTTATGTTGATGGTTACTTGAAAGGTTCGTTATGAAAATTCAGGAATGGGCAGCTGTGTTCTGCATTATTTTCATCGCCCTATTTGCGATAGGTGTCATGTACCCACAATTCTCATGTGAGGGCTATACATTATGAGCGACCTCATAAAAGGCACTCTACTCGGCATCTTGTTCACCACTGCATTTTTTCTGGCAATGAATCTGGTGAATGACCACGAAGTAAATGTCACCGTCACGGCATTTAACTGCATCCCAGACAATGAATCTAGCGAAGCAAGAGTAACGCTAGTCGATGGCAAACCATTCTGCACTAAGCATGAGCGTCTTACCGATGCAGAGCAGAGAGCCTATCTCAATAAAATTTGGCCGCTTATCTCGGCTGAGTGGAATTCAAAACGATGAATTTAACTCAAGAAAGGCTAAAAACTCTTTTGAATTACAACCATGAGAATGGGGTTTTTACCTGGTTATTTTCTACCACTAACAGCATAAAAGCGGGCGATGTAGCTGGTCATGTGAATTACACCGGATACCGCAGAATAAGAGTCGATGGAAAGGAGTTTTTATCTCACCGACTTGCTTGGTTCTACGTGTACGGCAGATGGCCTATAGACCAAATAGATCATATAAATGGGATTAAAGACGATAACAGAATATCCAATTTGCGCGAATGTTCGCGTTCTGAAAATCAACAAAATATTAATTCCAAAAAGAATAGCCGATCTAAATATCTTGGCGTGTCATGGAGCAAAGTCGGGAAAAAATGGGTGGCTCAGATAGGAATAAATGGCAAGAGAAAAAACCTAGGGTATTTTTTAACAGAAGAAGATGCTTACGCAGCTTATTGTGCAGCAAAGAAACAATTACATAGTTTTAATCCAAATCCTAGAAAGGTAAATCATGAGCAACATCGCAGTAATAAAAGACGAAATCTACGCTTTACGCGACACATTTCAATCTCGTCTTACAAACAACAATCTCAATTTTGAAGTTGAAGCAGGCTTTGCCGTGCAACAACTGGAAAGCAACGATTACCTATTAGGCGTTGCTATGGGTAATCGTCAAAGCGTTATCAATGCAGTGACCAACGTAGCTGCTATCGGTATCAGTTTAAACCCTGCGCGTAAGCAAGCGTATCTAGTGCCACGCGACAAAAAGGTTTGTCTGGACATTAGCTATATCGGCCTTGTCGATCTGGCAACACAATCAGGTTCTATCGTATGGGCTAAGTCTGAATTGGTGTATGAAGCTGATAACTTCATGATGGGTGAGCCAGGCACTATGCCAAAGCATCAATTCAATCCATTCGATAAAGAGCGAGGCGCAGTCATCGGTGCGTACGTAGTCATCAAAACGCCAAGCGGTGAATACCTTTGCGATGCCATGAGCATTGACGAAATCAACGCTATTCGTGACAGATCGACAGCATGGAAATCCTTTATATCTAAAGGCACAAGTTGTCCTTGGGTAACAGACCCTGGCGAAATGGCAAAAAAGACCGTCATCAAACGCGCATCCAAAATGTGGCCTAAGAACGACAGGCTCAATCAGGCGATTCAGCACCTTAATGTCGAACTGGATGAAGGTATTGAGTTTGCTACGCAGTCGCGTTCTGGCGGTTCGGAAGTTGCTGAAAAGGCGTTGGCTGAAAAGAAAGCCAAAGTGCGCGATGAACTTTATCCAAAACTTGTTGAATTTGCCAAGCTAGGCAAGGCCGTTCTGGATGAAAAGATAGGTCTGCTGAATAAGGCACACAAGTCAGCCATTGAAAACGATATTTCTGAACTTGAGGAAATCGCCAGAACTGCAGATGCAAAAGACGTGACACCAACAAACGAGCCAGTTGATCCTTTTGTTGCTGAAATGGAGGCCACTGAAAATGTCTGATCAAATTGAGCAACGAAGCGACGAATGGATGAAGTTGAGGGCTGGTAAGTTTACTGGCAGTCGGTTTGCTGATTTATTGGCCAGAAACAAAAGGACCGGCGAGCCATTAAAAGCCTATCAAGATCTCATTTGGCAAGTCGTTGTCGAGAGAATGACAGGCGAACCAATCGAAGGTCCACATGGCAATGCGTTGCAATGGGGAAGTGATGTTGAGCCATTTGCAAGAGAAGCCTACGAATTTGAAACAGGCAACTCCGTCACTGAAAGCGGATTCATCATTCATCCAGATTATGAGTTTGTCGGATGCTCACCAGATGGGCTTATTGGCGAACATAAAGGGCTGGAAATGAAATGCCCTAAATCAAGCTACGTGCATTTAGAGCGTTTTATCTCAGGCGTACCAGATGAATACATTCCACAGATACAAGGTTGCATGTGGGTAACTGGACGTACTTCTTGGGATTTTGTTTCCTACGATCCACGCATGCCTGAATCGCACCGCATTCTGATTATCAACGTGGAGCGTGATGATAAGTTCATCGAAGAACTAGAGGCCGCTGTATTAGAGGCAGAATCTAAAGCACTTGATCTGTATGACGAACTGATGAAGAAAGCCGCTTAACCATGTCCAAACGCGGAACCAAGCGCCGTGAGTGGCGTGAAAGAGCAAAGCAGAAAAGGGAGCCAATCGTGACGCATCAGGCCACATTGTTTGTGGAGCCAGGCACTTTGACGGAATTATGCACATGCAGATTCAAAAGATGACTAGCTATGACTTCGCTATTAAAAAATACTGTTGCGGAAATTAAAGTGCCATTGTTAAAACGTAAGGCAAGGGATGCCTACCTGTCTTTTTACAGGATAATGGATGAATATGATTGCGGTCACGAAATGCTTAAACAGTTTTCTGTTAGAGCAAGTGAAGCGGCAGAGAAATTTAATGAAGCAATGAAGGAGCTTGAACTTATAGACCCAAGTTGCCCGAAAGGAAAAAGGCTATGAGCAAAGATGTGAGAGAGAAGTTTGAGGCTTTCCTTATAAAGGACGCAAAAAATCTTGGAATTCCTGCGCCGGAGTTTGTGAAATTTGAAAACAATGGAAAGTTTTTGGCGTACGAAAACATAATTATTGATCAAATGCATAAGTGCTACAAAGCCGCCCACGCTGAATCAGCCGCAAGGATAGCAGAGCTTGAGCAGAAGATTAATGCGCTGAAGGTCAAAGCCCATGAAGCTGAAATGATGGCTGAATGCACAGTAATGCTTCGCGATGACTTAATACAGGCTGGCATCATTAAAGATACTGTTCCGCCTATGTTTATGACTGAGGCAATTCTAGGGCATATCCAAGCCATCACTAACACAGGAGACAACCAATCATGAGCGATGATTATAAGAGAATCCAAGTAGATAAAGGTTTGTATCAATGTGGCTGTCACTGGTCAGAGCAAATGTATCTAGGCTCAGTCTTAGTTGAATGTGAATTTCATAAGCAGGTTACTGAGGCTCGCGTAGCTAAACTTGATAATGAAAATAAAGAGGCATCTAAATGAGCCTAACTGATGAAGTGATGGAAGCAGTGCCTAACTTTGGTATGAAGTATGTAAGCCTACCCAATATCAAGGACAAGCCAACAGAAGCCAATCCATCACCTATACGAATGATTCGATGGTATGAGCACGAAGCTAGAATCAAGGAGCTTGAGAAGGATGCGGCGCGATACCAGTGGCTGTGTGAGAACAAGAATGTACGTTGGTCAGAGATTGTGGGGTTTCATTTTGATGCTGATACAGGGATAGACGAAGCCATCGACCAAGCCATTAACAAAACCAAAACCTAAGTTTGTTCATTAGGTTAGAGGTATTTTTAGATACTGATACGGAGAGTGATGATGGGAGTTTCGACTAATTTTTATACGGTTTACGGAGTAAAGACTGAATGGAACGATGAGTTTCATGAAGCATACGACGATGTTTATAACGATGAAGATACACCTAATGTTATAGCTGACGGCATGAGCGGTGAGTACATAGTGCTTGGAATTGTTCTTTATGATTCTGGGGATATGCGATGGGGATTTGAAAAAGGAGATTCCTTCAAGGAAGTTGAACTGGAAACATTAAGCAATATGGAACGGCAATATAAATCTCAGTTTACAGCCAAGTTTCCTCAGTTTTCTCACCTGTTAGACACTACTTTTAAGTTGATGACGTTTGCTCACTACAGCTAGTGAATCCGTATCAGTGCCGCAATCATCCACTGACCTAATGAACAAGGAGGTTTTATGACCACACAACTAGAACAAGACGTTGCATTAGCTAAAGAACTTGGATTCTTAGACTGTGCTGGAAGTTACCTTTCAAGAGAAAGTCAAATCCACGCCATATGCAACGCTATCAGGGAACAGGCTGTGCCACAGTGGATAAGTGTTGAGGATAGGTTGCCAGAGGATGGAGTTAATGTCCTTGCAAGAGGTTTAAACCATCGAGGTATTAGACATTGTGTAGCAGGGATATTTAATGGAATTTGGAAAAGCCAAGAAACAGAAGATGAAAATAAGTTTGAAGTATTCCACTGGATGCCACTCCCTGCCGCACCTACTAGAGAGGATAGATGATGACCTTCACTTCTAGCAGACGAATTGCAAAGGCTTATGACAGGTGCGATGGAATAACTGTCGGCATGGGTCAAGTTGGATTTAAGGGAAGTGTCTATAAAGTTACTTTTACCTTAACAAAAGGCCGTAAATTTATGCGAATCATTAGTGCGATTAGATAAGGGTTAACTATGAAAAAATGTCTAGTTTGCGGTGAAGAATCAGCCACTCCCATAGCGTCTACACTTGAGCATTTCAAACTGTACGAATCAGGCCAGTGGAAGTACCTGCGCGGCAATATAAGTTGCTTCGGATTGTATCAAGGAATCATGTCAGTGATTGGCTTAGCGTTCCCTATATTCAATACGCTCCGTCACTGGAAGTATAGGAAGCACAGGTTAGTTATTGAGGGTATCACCGATAAAAAGGGCAATTTACTAAACAAAACAGACGGCAACACAATCTGTTTACTGGATACCAAGGACACACCATGACAGATAAACAGCAAGAGCCAGTGATATTGGCTTGTCCGTTTTGTGGAAGTCAATCCAAACTAAGCTATGGAAATGACGGTGAGACAGTAAATGTGCGCTGTGTTAATTGGGGTAATAACTGTTTAGGCGCAGGAGCAAATTGCAGAGATAACAAAGACGCTATTACAGCATGGAACACTCGCACACCCTCACCCAACGCAAAAGCAAGCAGAGTGGCTACTTTGATGGAGGCGGTTAAAGCGTGTGACTTTTCCACTAAAACATTCTCTGATGATTCTGGAGAATATTTAGGCGCACTCTACTGTGAAAGCAGGATACAAGATTTAATCACCGAAGATAATAAGGATGCGCTGTTCAATCTTATGATTGAAGTTGCATCACAAGCCATTAGATGGCACGGAATAGAAGCAGATGATACAGAGAAAATGGCAAAAGCAATCGTTGACCGTGTATTGGAGAGTAAATGATGAATATCAATGTAACCATAATGTATGGATCTGTTGAGTTTACACCGCCTAAGTATTGGTTTGAAGATGGGCGAATCGCCTCAGATACAGGCGCATCTATTGGATATGATGATAGCCCAATGACAGAATTAGAGGCCAATAAATTAGCAGTGTCTAGTGGAATTGTATTGGAGAGTAAGTGATGAACTGGATCACCATTCAAAAGATGGCCAAACAGTCGGGCTACACAGTTGCGCCACAAATTGGACACAAAATTAAGCCATGCCGAAACGCACAGGCGTTGGGTATTGTGGTTTCTTAGGTAGGGGTGCGGCCTTCAATGGTCTGTCGTCGCGCTTGGCTGGACCATGACCAAATAGACGAACCGCTTTGTACCAAGCATGCGCCCTGAAATCTAACATGCCATCCTCGATCAGCGTACTTAAAAACATCTCATCAAACAGCACACGATAACTTATTGGCAATAGTCCAGCGCCAATGCACTGATAGCCAACATCATGATAAAGACTAGCTCGCATTGAATCTGATGTGTCAAATGTTGGGCCACTTGCTCCATCCCATGCATAACCTCTAAATATCGTCATCATGCCTGAAGCGGTTATCTCAAAATAGTCGTGCTTAACTACAACCAAATCTAGCGCAATCTGCAATGCATTTGATGGCGGCTTGAAAGGTAATTGAATCTGCTCAGTTAAAGCAAGCTGATATTTGTAGTTGCCTTCGTAGTAGTAGATCTTTTCCATTTAAGCCTCATTACTTGAACTTTTTTCATTCGTACCTATAGTCAGTAGCGATCTACTTGGAACATACCCAAATGGAACCCTATATCCTGAAACTCTAGCCATATCAAACGGAGCTATTGAAACCTGATTATTTTGATTTCCACCAAGAACCATCAATCGTCCTTTAGTGTCTTTGCCTACAACAAATCCAACATGACCACCACCAACTCTTTCAAATACCACGATGCAACCATAGCAAGGAGCATCAATCTTTTCGCCATAATCCAAGAAAGTTTTAGCTCTATAGAAAAGCTTAGGGACGAATTGATTAGATTCTTTTAAGCAATGAGCTACAAATAATCCACACCAAGGTTGACCGAACAGCCAACGTAGCCCAAAAGAAACCCATCCTTCATTCAAAAGCGGATGGTCATTCTTGCCTGTAATCTCTTTTAGGCCGATAAACTTTTCAGCTTCAACAATCCATTCAGGCTTCATAGGTTTTCTCTTTCGTTATCCTTGTGTATCCTATTAGGCATACTTGGATTGCTTGATCTGGGAATATATAGGTCCCGTTGTATTTGCTTGACATCCTGTTTTACTTCAGTAACGGTTTTCTCAAGCTGCAAAAACTTTTCTTCCATTTTAGGTATTAGCAATAGGTAGCTAGCAAATACCCCAATCATGGCCATCACAGCCGTTTCAACTATTCTTGTTGTTAATGGGGTATTCATACTAGTCCTTCCTACTATTAACCCAATTAATGGTAAATTTTGAAGAAATGAATTGCAATTCTCGTCAGGCATATACACCTCTAAACAGTAAATTCTGGATCGATTAGTGCTAACTGTTCTTCTGTTTCACAAGCATCGATTTGTTTTTTAAGTTGTTTAGCCTTCTCGAAAATCACAGCACCATAGGCAGTCAAGGCCGGAATCATGCCTAAGATTTGTTCACGATTTAAATCAATCTCGCTATTGTCTTGAGTGACCCACGACAAAGTAAAATCATCTTGTGTCTTAAGCGCTAGGTCATTTGCACTTAGCATGCGATAGAAGGACTGCTCGTCAGAGTCGAACATTTTGTCTAAGTACATAAACCCACCACGCTCTAATTCACTGCGACGCGTATTTACCTTTTCGCGTTTAGCCAGCTTTAATTCCTCAAATGTCTTAGGTAATTTTTCATCACTAGAATCTTCTTCGTCAAGCACAAGAAAACCATCTTCTAAATATCTGAGCAGTTCATACTCAGGAAAAGGTGCAGGTTGTCCAACTGTTAAAGCGTGTTCGGCGACTTGGTTTCGCCACTGAGCAAGGTCTGCACGAACATCTGCTTCGGGTTTAGGTAACCGGCTTTTATAGATAGTTTTCATATTGGCCTCAAGTCTTGATTATCTTAGTAACAACTAAAGAAGGTTGCATATTGTTGTGTGCGCCGCCTCCACCTGTGTTTTGGTTGGTAGCGGTAGCATTAAGTGTAAAGGAGGCACTCTGACTACCATCAGAGCCACCAAGACCAATCGTCTCACCATTCACGCCGTTACGTGCATCAACAGAATGGCCGTGAGCATTTTGTGTGTGCGTATGGCTTGGCATTTCACCTGATACAAGTGTATGAGTTTCTGCGCCACCAGAATTACCAACTGCGTTGCCTAATGTACCTGTACCTGTACCACCAGCTCCAACAGAAACCCTGCGCCTAAAATCAGGTACACCAAAAGTTGTGCTGCCATCACCTACGCCAAAAGCTGTACCTATTGCAGTAAATAAAGCGGCATAAGTGGCTCGACTAACATTAGAGCCGTCACACAATAAAAAGCCTGTTGGGGCAGAGCTTCCCCCAAAATCAAGAATAGATCCTGTTGGAACCCCTTGAGCACTTGCGGCAGCGTCAGCAGCGCTTTGAGCAGCGTTAGCTTCTGATATGGCAGCGTTTGCCTCGCTGGTTGCGGCATTAGTTTCACTGGTCGCTGCGGCACTTGCACTCCCCGCCGCCGCTGTCTCAGACGCAGCGGCATTAGTTTCGCTCGTTGCGGCGTTGGATGCGCTGGTTGCGGCGGCAGCGGCATCACCTACTATGCTTGCAGCAGAAGCCGCCGCGTTGGTTTCAGAAGTGGCCGCCGCCGATTCCGAGTTACTTGCATTAGTTGCGGATGTTGCAGCGTTGCCTGCTTGAGTAGTAGCTATCCCTGCTTGTGTAGTGGCAGTGGATGCGGAAGTTGATGCACTTGTTGCACTGTCACTGGCAGAAGTGGCACTTGCAGATGCTGATGAAGCACTATTGGCAGCACTAACTTCCGCTGCAAAAAGATTTGTTACAAGATCATCTGGGTCGTCCGTGCTAGAAATTCTGGTTTTAACAGATCTTGCAACAGCCTCATTAAGTTGTTGAACCTGCATCGTGACTTTATCGAATGCGTTCTCGATGGTCTCAGCAGAGAATGCGCCACCATTAGTCAGGTCTGTGCCTTGCAAGTAATCTACATTACCAACCAGCGTGATCTTATTCCCAGATGCGTAAGTTGCTATTGTGGTTATTTCACCACCAGGGTCGGAATTTTGGTCTGCGTTTAATGAAACCGTGTAGTCGGAAGTAAGCGTTAAATCGGTTTCCAATTCATCAGAATCGGTTAGGACAACGCGCACATCACCAGAATCAAAACACTTGAATTCAAACGAAAACTCTGTGGTCGCGCCATTGCAGTTAAATGGACCTGCCTTGCGCGTTTCGTTGGATATGGTCATCGCTCAACCTCTTGAAAGTATGAGCCATTCTTAACCATATATTTTGAGACTTGGACACCTTAACGAGTGCGTTCTTCTTCTCGTCCTTTACCGGTCACCAAGCCTCTTGCAAGGTCAACTGGATTGCTTGGTTGAACCTTGTCCTGCGCCATATCTGCCGCATACCCTAGCGGCCTTGACAGTGGTAATACCGGCACGCCAGTCGTTAGCGATATGAGCGTTAAATTGTCTCTAATAGCACGCTTCCAGCTACCATCATCAAACACAGCTTTATAGGTTGATACTGGTGCGCCAGCCGCTTGCTCGATCATACTGACTGCAGGGCTAGTCGAAATGCGGTCATCGTATGGCAATTTATTGAACCGATTCACAAACGCATTGATAGTCGGACCAACGCCAGGAGTCATCGCTGTCGCTGTTCTGAATTGCGCCCCAAAAAACCACGCATTGAATTCATCCAAATAGCCGTCATCATCTTCATCATCCCAATCCCAACCGAATGTCCGAACAATCGCATCAGCCATCAATGCAGGGATTGCAAAGCCAAACACATAAAGGTAAAGCAATCTGCCAGAACCTTTACGCACGCCTTGTTCGCGGAGCGTCTTACTAAACTCAGTACCCAACAGATTGGCCTGCATGTTGAAATAGTTATAGAACTGCGTAAACAATTGAACGAAAGCATTGCCGGTTTCAAACTTGGAAATATCTTCCGGCGCAAGCGAGCTTTGCGTTTCACGGACAACAAAATCTGCACGCTTAACCGCTTGGTCTATCTCCATGCCGTTCTCTTGCGCTTCTTCAAAAGCTGCCTGCCATGAAATCAAATCAACTGCATTCTGAAACGCACGCTGCAAGAAATAAGCGTGTCTGGTGATGAAGCCTTTCATTTTGTCGTACTGATTCGCACCAAGCAGAATGTCATCCATTGCCTGCTGCATTTCAAAAATGTCTGAGTCTAAGCGCCCACGCATCCAAGGTGATAACTCAGCCACGGAATTTGAAATAGCATTAGGTGAAGCAGTCCATTTAGCCAGCGAAGCCTTGAGGTATCTCGGTTTGACTTTTACCGCGGCCAGCGAAAGACCGGTTGTTTGTTGCAAAGCGTTGACCATATTCGCCATCATGATGGACATGCCTGTATTGCGACGCATGCCAGTAAAGAATCTTGATAAAGCCTTGCCGTCATACTTACCGGTGAATGGTGTCGTCCTGATCTGTTGCGCCGTTCTTTGCAACCAAGGCATGATCAGCGCATCAAGCGCGGTCTGGTCAAACTTGCGCAAGGTTTCGGAAACTTCACGGTCTTTCACCAGTTTCAATGTGTCGTTGATGGCTGGCTGAATATAGGTAAATCTCAAGGCAGCATCGATATGCTGCGCGAACAGTCGCAAGTCCATCACAAGCGGCCTGTTATATTCAACACGGCCTTTGGTGAATCCGTTGCCAGTCGTTGGCATCATGTAGTTAAAGTCGTTCTCTATCTCATTAGCGCCCTGCCTGATAGCCGCATCCTGCACCAGTTCGGTATCAGCTTTTGCCGGCGCATAGCCGCCCCTGTATTCTCCCCAAGGTGTTTGAATAGGATCAGCCGTAATCTCGTCAAAATAGTAACCATACAATTCAAAGTGCGCTTTCTGCGCATCAGGCTTGATGGATTCCATCAAATCCCAAGTGAACTGCAGGAAATCCATATCTGCTTTAGTGATGACATTTTCAGAGAACATCCGGCGCATGAAATTATCCCACTGCGTAGAGTCCAGCGTTCTGGTGCCATCAGGATTTTCAACCAGCTTGCCCCATCCGCGACCAAGTAACAGCTTGCGCTTGTTCGAGTCATTGCCAACATGCAGCATCGCGCCGAGCAATTCCTGCTTGCCGTTGCCATTTTCTGAACCGAATGAATACCCAAGTTCATGCGCGGCTATTTTCGCCTTGCTAAAGTGACCTAGCGTGTCTTTCTTTTGCAGTTCAGCGATGTATTTTTTTAGAACACGGTTCTTTTCAGTGCGGTATTTATCGACACCATCACGCACAGCGCTGTAAAGATATGTCCTAAATACACCCGCAAAGTCGCCGCCATCCTTAGCATCTACCCATGATTCCATGCGACGAAGCGCATTCTTCATGCCTTGCAGATTCCACCATGCACGCTCTTTATCGGTGACGGCTTGTTTCTCACCTGGCGAATCTTCCTTGATACCTAACTCTTGCATGCGCTCAATCAAGGCTTCACGCGCTGACATGAGATCCACCTTGCGACCGTCAACGGTAATCTGTTTTGAACGCCTTGCTTGGTGCATCAACTGTTTGATAGTGGCAGATAATCCCCTGAAATCTTCCAGCGTCAAATCGCGGTATGACTTCGCATTGAATGCCGCAGCCTGTACGACCGGCAATAATTGGTCATAGACCTCAGCGTTATAGTGCTTAATCTTTTCCATTGCGGCCAGTGCTTCGGCAGGGTTTGCAATCGCGCCATTGATGCCGAAAGCATTGGCGATCGAACGTGCAGCATCAATCAGGTTAATGTCATGCGTCTTTGCCATGTCCTTGTCAGACTTGCGAAGTTTGCGCATATCAGACAACGCTTTTGTGACCTCGGCTTTGGCCGCGTAAGCCTCTTTTGTCAGAGACAGATTAAGCGCGTGCATGCGTTTTTGTTGCGCAGCAGTATCAATATCTTTCTTGACGACAGCCTTATCCGCTTCCCTTGCCGCCCTTGCTGCAGCACTGGCGTATTTATTCGGGTTCAATTCTTTGACAAGCGTCCTGCTTAATACCTGAATAGCAGAATCCTTTGCCGCTTTCTCAAGCTGGCGAACTGGTGTATTGATTTTGAGCAGGGCTTTCAATTCAGTCGCGCTCATTTTGAGCATGGCTTCATTATGTAAAGCTTCATCCGCCGCAGATTCCAATGCTTCCGGTGAGTTAATGTCACCATAACGCTCAAGCATCAACCTGTCGGTTTCAGCCTGAATCGCTTGTGAAGGCGGTACCGCTTGAATCAGTTTTTCAATCATGTCCATGCCAGATAGGAAAGCTTCGCCGCCTTCTGGATTGCGATACTGGTCTGCAACAATGTCAGGGTCTATGCCATCGCTGGCCACCATACGCCCTAACTTACCGCTAACTTCATCCCATCGATCACCCAACATAGCCTTGACCATATCAAGGTTCAATCGACCTGCTGGCAATTGAAGCACTAAATCAACCACATCTTGCCTGTCATCTTTGGCGAACTCATGTGCGAAGCTGTAATGCGGAATGCCACGCACTTCGTCAAACAGGTAATCTTCAAGGTCACGTAGGTCATGCCGACCGTTTTCATCTAGCGATAAATAACCATATTCAGCCAGCAATTCAGCCATTGCGTCGAATGACTTGCCGCCTGATTTCCTAAACACAGGCTTGCCGAATACTGGTTTGATTTTCATATCCAGCGGGTCAAAGCCAAAGTCTTTATCAGCTTCTGTCATATCAACACCGCCAAGCTTGGCAATGGCAACCAACAAACTATCATTGACAGGATCAAGCGACTTGCTGGCTTTGGCTCTTGATACCTTGCCCCACTCTTTGCCAGTCAAGAATGTCCATGCCTGATAGACCGGCTCAGACAATACATTGCGACGCGCTTCCATCGTTGTTTCACGACGCAAAGCCTCTGTCTCTTTCTGCAGGTCACGGATATAACCATCACGCGCCCGACGCATCCATTTCATGTCACGCAAACTGCGTGCATTCATTTCATCAATGGCGGTCTGTGTCGCAGCTTGTGCATTGGCTAGATACTCGCGCCAGTCGTCATCATTCAGGCCGCTTTCTTCCTGCGTGCCGAACAACGGTAAAAGCATTCTGGTTTCTTGCGCTGCAGCAATCGCTTCATCCGTCGCATAAATCCTATCCATGACCTGACGAATCTCGTCGGTCAGTTCAGCAGCGCCAGGACGCAAACGCACCAAATCCTGCAGGGTTTTATAGACAGACTTCACCCAATCACGGAATTTCTGGAATATGCCCTGCAGTTCAAGTGTCGGCGCTTTGCCTTCAAAGAAGTAACGCTCTGAGGCTTCCGCCCACTTTTCATGAAACTCGCGTTTCTGATTAAGCGTCATATCGTTCCATGCCAACAAGTCAGTGCCGAACCAGTCCATGACCTTCTGTGTATCTGCAATCACTTCCATTGGCGCATCAGGCATCATGGCAAGTTCAGTCAGTATTTCCAAAAAGCCATGAGAGGATTCATGCAAGAACGTGGAAAGGTCTGCAGCATTGAGTAGCGCAATCGTGCGGGTATCAGGATTGAATGTGCCGCGAGGGGCGTTGTCGTTCTGGAATAGCGGCAATCCTTTGACGATGGTCTCGCGCATTTCTGGGGTGATGGTGAAGCCGGTTTGAGGCAAGATAATTCCATCCCCTCTTAATTGCTCTAGCTCTGATTCGGTAGCGTCACCTAGTTCAATAAAGTCAAAATCTGATTCTTTGTTGGCAAGATTAACGGTATCAACCTTACCCCCGCCAATCTTCTTCAATACATCATTGGCAACCTGCGGCACGATTTGGTCGTAGAAGGCACGCATGCCTTCGCCGCCGACTTTGAGGTCTAGGCCAGAATAGGTAACTATTTCACCGTCGTCTTTTACGTCCTGTACTATCTTTTCAGCTAATTCTTTACCGACAACAGCGGGTAAATCATTTTTTGAAACATTCTGGCCGGACATGTCACGCCCGCCTTTTTTCATGCCTATTAGATAATCACCTTCCTTACTTCCGGTTTCTACATAGATTTCATCAACCTGCTTACTCAAGTCATACAAATCCGAAGCCTGCTGGCTATTGATGAAAGCTACTTTGTCGAAGCCGTTATCTACGGCGTATCGCATCATGCGTTTTATGGCGAGTGCTACCCATGCTTTGGTGTCGGTGACGAAGGGGGCTTTAGGCGCAGTTGCGCCCGATATAGTTTGCTTCTCAGTCAGCACATAATTAAGCGCTGATGCTTCGGTTTCATAGCGGGATTTAGGAATCTGCAACACATTGCCTGGCACTCGGAAATACCAAAATAAATCTGGTTGATTAGCTTCTGGCGCATCAGGCTCTAAAGTCGAAACATCTTCCGGTTTGTAGCGTTCAACAAACCCCTTCTTCTTACCCTCTTGCCCCCAATCAGATTGAATCTCTTGCACGAACAACACACGGTTGCCGTCTGCATCGGTACGTTCATCAAAGCGCACGTGGGCTAGGATGTTTTTTTGCGTGAAATGGGATGATTTAAATCGAACATCCTCTAGTGCCTGCATTTCTACTGCATCATATTCAAACTCTGCATCACGAATTTTCCCTTTCAGATCAATTCGTCTTTCAGCGACTTTTTCTGCATTCCATTGACTTGTTAAATCAACGATACGAGCTTTGATTTCATCAAGCTTCTTTTGGCGAATAAGCGCGGCTTCTTGATTGTTTCCAGGCAATGTCAGCAACAACTCTTTGTAGTTCTCGCCGCCAGGTACGGTGTATTGGCTGTATTCAGAATCACCCGCCGGTTGATTAGCGTTAATCTCGTCAGTTCTGGCTTTTGCTTCGGCTTCGGTGTCATATACATCGTCAAGCGTCGCCTCGTAGCCGTACACGCGCCAGCGCATATCTTCGCCTTCGCTTTGCTCGTAGAACGCTGGTTCGTCGTTAATAGCGCCATCGCGATCAAACAACAACACATCCTCAACCTGCACGCCATTACCGTCTAAGAACTCAAGGACAACAGATTTATTTATCTTTCCGTCCTGCAAGTCTAACCAGTCTGTAATGCCAGTTGCTTCAATCTCGGCCTTTTTAATGCCAAGCTTTGGCGCGTTACTGTTCAACCACGCTTTCCATTGACTAGCCGGTACGTTGTCAATCTTAGCTGCTTCTAACTGTGTGCGAAGCTGGCTGTAAAAGATTGGGGATTGCATCAATATATTCGGATTGTTCGGGTCGAAGGTGCCGGTGTTGTCGGTTGCACTTTTAATTTGTGTAGAATCCATTGCTACATAAATCGTGTTTTCAGCGTCGCCTATGTTTCCGAACCCTTGCGAAATATAACCGTCGTAGCCAAGCGCTTTTCGCACCGCAGCATTAAGATAATCGGCGGGAACTCCGCCACCAATAATGCCGCCCATCTGGTCCAGCGCCGTCTCAGAACCATCAAAAAGTTTGGTCGCCTCTTTTGCAGCAGCCTCAAGCGTTTTGAATTCAGGTGTGTAAACATAGTTTGCAAGGTATCCATCCCGCCAATCTTCCAACTCTGTGTCCTGGGCAAGTTCTTGGCGTGCTATTTCTACCAAAAGTGCTTGTAATTTTTTTTCTGAAAATGGCGGCGCGTCATATCGTAGAGGTTTAGTAATGTTCAAATACACTTCAAGCAAAGCGCCTGTATCACCTCTTTTGCTATACATTTCAGCAACCGTTTTATTTGTGGTGAAGTAGAAGCCAGGACCTTCGCTTCGACCGTTAATTGCTCCTATCTTGTTAGCATCAAATACATCAAACCTTGCGCCTGTGCCATGATAAACAACCAACGGATTACCATCAGCATCAACAACCTTGCTGTCACCAAACCATTTCTTAAAAGCTGGCATATCGGTCTGATTCCCTTGGAAATAAACCGCAGTACCATTTTCATCGGTCATGTTCATCAAACCGCCCAATGCGCCGGTCGATCGACTCCAATGCAGACCTACATAATCGGCTTGCTTCCATAGCTTTGTACGTGCATGAACGTCTGCCAGCAATGGCATGATTTGCGCCATAGGCAGGTTGCCACTTGGATTATTGGGATTGGTTAATGCAGACCAGCCAGATTGCGCTTCGCCAGCAGCGTCAGTGCCAACGTCAGCCCATCCTCTTGCTTTGAATTGCTGGAATGTCTCGCCTGATGGTGAAGGACCATTAACGGTCAATTCACCATTTGCGGAAACTGTGAAGGTAAGTGCAGGCTCAACGGTGATGCCCTCGTCTAACTGTTCGTCACCGTAAAGTTGTATGGTCAATAGACCATTGGGATTGAAACTATCTGGCGGTAATACTGAGCCGGTTATTTGGTAAGACGAGAAAGGACCAAGTTCGCCTGTAACTCTGCGAGCCGATTCTGGTGATCCACCGAGTTCTTCGGTTGCCACGTCGGACGCGCTGCGTATTCTTTTAAGAAGTTTGGTGTCGCGGGTGTAACGGCTTCCCTTTGGGAAAGCGGATAAGAAGCTAGTCTGGTCATCATCAATCTCCTGCTCGGTCATTTGACGCGGCTGAATCTCAATTAAATCCGCTTCATCGAATGCTGTCAAGATTTCATTGGCCTGCTCTAGCCCACCATTGTCAGTGTCGCTTATCTTCATGCCAAAGCGTTCATAGAATTCACCGACACCCATCCCCATTCTGTGTGCATAAGTTTGGTAGAACGCCTGATGCAGCTTGGCGTATGGCGCATTCACATCACGGCTAAATCGATTGGCTTGAATAAGCTGATTCAATACGTCGTCATAGACGGCTTGGCTTTCCTGCTGAAACTTAGTGTTCTCGACCTCTTGCGCGGCAATCTGATTGGCAGTATCGATCATGCGTTGCATTTCAGGCTGCGCGTTGATTTGCGCTTCTGCAACGGTTGGTTGATTGGCAGAAAAACGAATGGCAGGGATGATTTCCTGCGAAGTGCCGGTCTTGCTCATGGCGACAATCAAATCACCAAGATTCACGGCAACATCATGCCCGGCCTCTTGCGCCGTTGCTAAATCCTGTTCGATGCCTGGCAATTCACTAACAATCTGGCTCAAGGCTTCTGGTGATAGATAGACTTTGGTTTCACCATCAACGGTTTCTACGCCCATGTCATTGGCGACTTGTTGCATGTAACCACGCAAAGAGGCTTCGTCACGCTGTAGCAATTTAGTCTGTGACACCATTTCAACAGCGGCTTGCATGGCTTCTGCATCAGCCATAATGTCCTGTGCAATCTCAGTCTCACCATTGATTTTCTGGCTGGCCAACGATATAGCACGCATACCGCCGCCTTGCACGGCTTCCAGTACGCCGCCGATAGCTGCGGCCTTACCCACACCTTCGGTTGATTCACGGTCATCGTCATAGCCTAAGATAGCGCCAAGGTTTACACCGTACTGATTGCCACCTTCTTCTGCCGCGCCACTGATTGCCTCGCGCACCATCGCTGAAAGCATGGTGTTGGATATAGTGCCTTTGGTTAAAAAGTCAGTCTCAATCTTGGCCGTGCCAGTTAGCTTGTTACCCAAGAAAGCAATCGGTGCCGTCACCAGTGCCGCAATCGCAGCCGATGCATTTTGCTGATCTGGTGTAGCACCTGCCGCAATAGCCTCTTGTCTTGCGCTATTGGCCGCGTCCATGGCTTCAACGATTGATGTATAACCAAGCATGGCGGCTGTACCACCACGCGCTGCTGCCGCACCAGGTATCAAGTAAGGTGATGATTGCGCCAGTTGGTCAATCAATAAGCCAGGATCAGTGACCAACATGCCGATAGCATCGGAAATACCTGCTTGGTTAAATGCTTCGATACGGTCTTGAATATCGAATGACTTTTTCTCATTCCAGAATTCGACACCGCTATTGAACTGGTTTTGTACCTGATTGCGTGATTCATCCAGTTCAGCTTTCACATCCGGTGCAAATACACCCAATGCCTTGTTGAACACAATATCGACAGGGTTATATCTTCCAAACTCAACCATGCCTGCAGCCATGATGTTTGAACCTGCAGCCGCAGCTTTAAGTGGATCTGTCACTACATCAACAACAGAACGGCTTTGCTTGACACTCAGCAACCTATCCCAACGGTCTTTGATTTCACGGTCCTGCGCTTTACGCCTTTGAATAGAGGCGGCTTTGAATCCCTGCGTTCTGAGCGCGGTTTCAACATCAGGCAATACTTCATCATCCATCGTGAGCTTTACGAAGTCACGGTCTGCCGTCATGCGTTCACGCAACACTGGTGCGCGATTGATCTTGCCTTCTGCCGTTCTGCGCTTAACCTTCTGTTCGACTTCTTCAAGGTTTCGTTCAACAATGTCTGCGGTCAATCCAACAAAGCCGATGAGTTTCTTTGCTTTGGCATATCGCTCAGGATCTGACTTTGAGCCAGCCAACATATTGACGTTAAAGGCTTCATCAGACGCGCCAGCGACGTTATCAATCGCGGCATCAATCGGGTCAATGGTCTTTTGTGGAGTTGGCTTGCTGTCACCAATTCCGTCAATCAGTGCGTCAATATCGTCCACGTATTACCTTCCGCTGATTTCTTGTTTCAATTTTTTGAGTTCTGCTTTTGTCGGCATGCGGCCTTTTCTGTCAAAGAAGCGTTTTGAAAGTGCATCATCACTAGGCACAAAGCGTGCTGCTTCTGGCGTACCTTGCACTTCAAACATCCTCACATCGGTATCCCAAACGTACCCTGGCAGCGCACCTTCCATCGCCATGCGGTCAATGACATTCTGACGTTCTTCAAAGCCTAGTTCTTTGCCGCTTTCTGTCTGCAAACGCTCGATCTCACCGTAAACGGCACTCTCGAACATGCCTTTCTTTTCATCTTTGATTTTCAAGGACGTAGCAGTGGCGGAGATTTGTTGCGTGACGGTAGCTGCGGATTTGACCTTAGTGGAGTCATCGGCCTTACCTTGAAGGTCAAGCAGTTGTTCAAGTTGTGCAGGCGCAATCTTGGATAGCTCGCCTTGCAAGTTGATGGACTTGAATGCTTTTGGGTCAGACAGCGCCATGTTTCGCAATTCTGTATAGCGATTCCAGTCAGTCACAACTTTCTCCTGCCCGCCTTTTGCTCTTGCCTCGGCACGTTCAGCCGCTACTCTACGATAGTCCTGCACCTGAATCTGTGTCTTGCCGTCCAGCGTCGCCCACACATCACGCGGGATGCTTTGACCTGCCGCGACCATCTTCCATACATTATCAACACGCTCTTTCTCCTGCGCTGCAATCGCGGCTTTTTGTTCCGCAAAATACACATTCAATGAACTTAAGGCTTTGGTTTCCTCTTGGCCTGTATAGTTATCCATGATCCACTTGCGGCCAGCTTCTTCATCCATGCCTGCGCTAATGATATGGTCACGCGCTTGCTCGGCCTTATATTCCAACATGACAGGCTTCAATAGCTTTTCAACATCATCCTGCTCAGTGCCGCGAATCTTGGCCTTGTTGCTTTCGTAATAGGCTTCGGCCACTTGCGGGTTGTCATTGAGCAATACGCGAATCGCGTTGACATGCAGGCTAGAAACATCCGCATCATTCTTAGCAGCCAGCACTTCCGGCGACCATCCGCGTTGCACACCGTAGGCGGTGTTGCGTTGTAAGATTTCTTTTTCACCAAGCGCCACAGCATCAGGCGATGGATTCAAAGAAACACGGTCTTTGATCATGCTGATATTGGCTTCAAAGGCCGCATCTTCTGCCGCTTTGGTTTGCGTATTCTCGAATGCGTCAAAGTCACGGAATGCAGATTGGCGTAGTTTTGATGCAGATTGTTGGAGTAAGCTGCGAACACGCTCGTTTCTTGCGCCCTCTCCTAGCTTTCTGACGGTTTCATCTAGCATCGTATCAACGTCTTTGGTCACACCATAGGCATTGACACCAATGCGCGACTTCTTCATTTCAGAGGCTTGTAGCAGATATTGATTGTTCAACTGCGTTTCAAGGTTTAGAAAGTCAGTGGTATCTTTTCGTTCTTCGATCTTATCCAGAGCGACAGCCACTTCATCAATGCCGCGTGCCATACGCCCTGCCGCGCCTGATGGCTGAAATACATCCGCGTTCGCGCCTTGCTGCCTGACTTGTGGCAGGGCTTGAGATTGAACGGTTGGGTTATAACGTGGCACTTGAGGCATTATTTTCTCGCCTTATAAGCACCCCAACGAGAAGCCACAGAGCCAGCACTACTTAACAACGAAGCGCCCGCTTCCATGCCAGGGCTGATGGATGATGCTTTCGCGCCAAGCATTGCAGACTCTGCGCCGTAGCCTTGCGCTTGATTCTTGAAGGCATAGACCTCTTTGTCCGTATTCGCTTTGCTTCTCGAAATATCACGTTCAGCCAGCAAGTCGGTATCACTCAGAATGTTCAACGCAGAACCTTCATCTAATGCAATGCCGTTGGCCGCAAGACGCGCACGCTGAGAACCCTTAAACATCCGCGCCTTTTCTCGCAGATCAGCTTCTTCCTCTTTACCACGACGCTGGGCATCCTCGGCATTCCAGTTGGCCATTTGCTGGTTATTGGCCTGGACCTTTGAGTTGTACTCGTAATAATCTTGCTGGCCTTGCGCCTGCTTCATAGATTGAAGTGCGCCCATCCCTGCGCTAACAACAGACATTGCGAGCATCACGCCTGGTCCACACATCACGCATTCCTTTCAAAAGGTAAGAACTTCATGCCATACACTCCATATTCAACAGGCTCACCAAAAACAAACCCAAGACGTTTCAACCATCGAATGCTTTTGGTGTTGCGCACATCCACAAAGTTATAAAGCCTTGAAAAATAGGTGTGCATAGACTGAATATAACCCCTGCATTGGCGCATAAGGACACCGCTATGACGCTCCAACTCTACGGTTCCAATCATCCAAGGCACACCGCTTTCATCAAGCAAAGACGGACCACCAACGCCAAACACACAACACAGTTTTCCGTCATAGAATCCAGACCATGAAACGATAGAAGTATCAAGTGCAGCCTTTAGTGCCCACAACTCATTGCCTTCGCCATAAGCCGCTATCAATTCATCACGGTCAGCCTGCCTTATGTTGTCGTAAAGCACTTTAAGGTCTGCTAACTCAGCAGGTCTTACCAAGACTTTATCCGCCGACCGCATAATCAAACGTGATCGATAACAATGTCATAGGAAGTGGGTCGGACTGCCTGATGCAAATTGAGCCATCTTTCTGCAAAGTTGGTGTCAATACAATCTCAATTTCCTCAGACTTCCAATTTGGTGGCGAACCATAAGGCTCAGTCGTGCGTTGCACATAAGGACGCAATTTGTCGTAATCTGGACCGGCAAATATGCCGCTTGATTGATAGACGCGGAGGAACACGCTGTTTACATTCTTGACACGCCCTTGTCCAAACGCCTGCACTTGCTCTAGCACGGCTGGCAAGGTCTTAATATCGCAATCGTATGAGAGTCCAACATGGATTTTGCTAGAAGCTTGCGGTACGGTGATACTGCCATTAGTGACTGTCTGCGTAGGTACCACTGCACCATCAGCCAAAGCAGTGACGGTTTCACCTTCAAGATGCCAAAGCCCTGTCACACTCGTCGTTGCAGAACCTTCATAAGTCAGGCCAGCATCGACAAAGAAGCTGTCGGCCAGCGTATCCAGTTGACGCGACTGCATGCGCTCAACGAATCTGCGCGTTTCACCGTCTATCGTGCGCTTGACTAAGGCATACAGCACATCCTCATTGCCTTCAGATACGACACAGACCGATTCAAACAGACCTTGTGTTTCGTGTTGATGGATTGCCCAAATACGCTGCGTTGGCAGATAGGTCAGACCAAGCAGCACGCCATCATCCCGCACAAACCAGATGATGGGCACTGGTGAGCGTTGGTGCGCCATGTCAACAATCAGATAAGGCTCAAACAAATGAGAGGCCAGCAGGCTTAAATCTTCAGATCGATAGGCGTTGCTTTCCCAATTGTAGGAAAGGTCGCGTACTTTTGAACCTTGCGCCTGGATGTAAACCACCGAATTGCCGGTTAGAACAGGTTGTACGTTATTGGCACCGATATAAGATTGCGGTTTGACACCGATCGATAACGGTGTGATCACGTCCGAGTTCTGAGCTTCTACGCGCCATTCACCACCACTGGTGAGCAAAACAAGGTCTGATAGCGGGATGATGTGCCGTATGCTGTTCACATCACGCGCCGCAATCCTAACGACGATAGAATCATCATCCTGCGTGGGAATCGAATAACTTAAGTTTGACTCTGTAGCTGACCGTGTAGCCCAAAGATTCTGTGGATTGCCGTTGGTGCCGCCGAACCACCTGCGCTGTTCGTAGTAACTGACAGCCGATGGATATTTGTTTGTCGCATCGAATGGGCTATAAGTCAGCGGTGGCGTTCTCGTAACATCCGCGATGATATTGTCATCAATGAATGATAAGCCGCTGGTCTGACCAATGTAGCCATATAGTCCGTTATTGTCCTTATAGACGTTGTAACGCACCGCGCCAGTGACCGCCGCCCATGTGATTGTGTTCTTGTTGCCAGACGTTGCAAGGTTATTCGTACAATCATCACTGGTTGATGCCACCGATTCTTCAAGCGATTCATCTGCGATGGCCGTGACAACATAGGTGTAAGTAATTGAGCCACTACCAGTTGTCGCCGTCGCAGCAACGCTACCCGGTGCGCTCAATGTCGGTACAAAGGATATGGTAGTAAACGCCCAATTCGTAGCGCCTGAACGTCGCAGTTCTCTTGGCGCATAGCTAGGATGCACCAATGTCAACACATCCGCAGACTGCACATAATGAATGTCAAACAGATCCGCTTCGGCAAAAGGACTAGCTATTTCATACACTCTAGCTATCGTGCCGCCGGATGTAAATGCGGCATAACCAGAAGTATCGATTGCCACATCATTCAAGTCAGTCAGTTCAAAAGTGTTGGCACCTGAATCAACATTGGCCACCTTGACATAGCGACCGTTCAAATCGGTCATGCCACCGATACCGCTCAAGAAAAACCATTGTCCGTTCGTTGGATCAGCTCCATCGTACTCAAGAATCCCTGTGGCAGCTTGCGAGATAGCAAGAATATCCTGCCCTGTTTCAAGCACCGTGCCGCCTTGCGTGTGAAATCTCACATAACCATCGCCAAACTCAATCGTGAAGGTCTGCTCAGTGTTGAAGCTGAATGGAATCAGTCGAACTTTTTTTGTGCTGTTCTTGACGGTCAGCACATAAGAGAAGCCGGTACGATTCTCAGCGGGACCATGCGGCAATATGATGAAGTTCTTACAAGTTGCAAGGCCAGTCTGGAATTTATCTAGGTCAAGCCTGCCGTAAAGGTCTGGACTTATTTCACCACCAGCAAACGAGCGTGCATGCGTGCGCATCAATTACCTCGTTATTTTGGCTGGATAGGAATATGGACTGATGGTGCCGCTACGTGCCGCAATCGAACCAGGCACATGCGTCACATCATTCTTTTTGGTGCGACCGTCATGCTCTTTAGCCTTTGGCAGCCAAACCTTTTCGTAGAGTTCCCATTGCGTTGCGTTAGCCTTTGCGCCTGCGTCACCCTTGAGAATAGGACCAGCAAGATAAGAGGCGAGCAATCGGGTCAATGCGTTGATGAACACCATCGATAGCTTCGTGGTGTCGGTGATGTTGGCTACATAGCGGAGTGTTGCTTGTTCGACGTTGCAGTACAGAACCCGCGTGCCATCTGTCAGGGCTTCAATCACATAATCAATCTCATAGCCTAGATCGACCGTTTCATCTGGTGCGTCCTGCGGTAATACGGCAATCGGTGTCAGCATGTCATTCGGGATGCTGTAGCCATATTCCCATGCGTCAGGCGGTGTGATTGAAAGTTCGGCCAATACCTTGCGCTTCATGGCAAAGTTCCAGTCGTGCGCTTCCAAGATTGTTTGCAATGCAATCGGATAGAATTTGGCAGCTTGCGCCGCCTGTTCCGTGCCGTCAGCAGGACTGATTGAAGTGACAGCGGCTTCGTCGCCTAAATGCGATAAAGCAAGGTTCACAATATCAACGGACGATGCCATGCTGACTCTCCTAAAAAACAAGGGGCGCGAAGCCCCCTGCGGTTACATTGAAGGCTTGTAATTACTCAGCCGGTTTGTCAGTTGTTTCAGGCTCTTCAACCTTGACTTCTGCTTTACCAACCTGCTTCATCCATTTACCCAATGTCTTGCCTGTGAAAATGAATGTATTGCCAGCACGGATACGAGCGGCCTTGTAGAAGCCATCTTTAGTGGCAACGACTTCTACGCCTGCACCTTCTGTTTTACCTTTAGCCATGATTTACCCCTTAGTTAGCCGCGTCGCGTGTTGCTACCCACTTCGCAGGGTCGTTGGTCAGGAAGGCATTGATCTTGCCTGCGGTAAATGCTGCAGTACCGGTAGTTTGCAAGATGCCCAAGAACTGCTCATAGTCAGGTGCCAAAGGTAAGCGCACGATGCCGATGACATAACCTGCAACTAATGTGGCCACTGGAATAGCAGGGCTAGACCAGTGATACGTTGCAGAGCCATTTGTCGCAATCGATGCAGTCGAGTCAGAGGCTAGATGGAACTGGCCTGTCGCAGAGCCACCACTTGTCGCCGTGGTGTCAACGGTCAGAACCAAGAACATATCTTCGCCACCGGCAATGACGTTGTTACCAACGCCACCACCTTGCAGGCCAAGGTCAATCTGGTCGCCCAACAGGTAAGTG